GGTTTTTAAAGGGAACAACCAATAAAAATATAAAAGTAGCTGGTTCATCAAAGGCTAGAATAAACGAAACACTAAGTTCAAAACAACTTACTTCTTATCAAAAACCTTGGCAAGCAACACACGCCTACATTAAAGAATCAATGGAAGAGGTACAAAGATATAAAGTTTTTGGTACAAAAAATATAGACGTTGATGGTGACATAGATAAAACAATATCTAATTTTGTAGCTAAGGAACTTAAAAATGGTACAATGAGTGGCAATGATGTTGACTCATTAAAAGAATTACTAACTGCTAGGTTTGTAAATGGACCTAGACAAATGAATGAGCATTTAAGAAAAGCTAAAGACTTAGGTTACATGACTTTGTTAGGGCACCCATCTAATGCTATTAGACAGTTTGGTGACTTAGCTGCTTCTGCTTATGTTAATGGAATAAAAAATACAACGAAAGGTCTTTATGCTACTCTTAGACCCGGTAAAATGTTAACCCCTAAAGAGGCAGGTTTGTTAGATAATGTAGCTGAAGAATTTGCTTCTGATACTGCAACTAAACGTGGTGTAGATGCTGTGTTTAAATACTCAGGGTTTCGTGATGTTGATGCTTTAGGTAAAGGTTCTTTGCTTAACTCTAGTATTTATAAAGCAGCCGGTCAAGTTAAAAGTGGCAAGGGAAGTAAAGAATTTATGGATGAGTGGTCAGCTTACTTTGGTGCAACTGATGCTGTTAAAGCACTTGATGACTTTAGAGCATTTAATGCAGGAACAATTAAGAAACCAACAGCTTTAATGAAAGATGTAGCATTTATAAAACTAAGTAAAATACAACCAATCACTTTATCTGAAATGCCTAAAGGATATTTAAACAATCCTAATGGTCGTATGATGTACATGTTACAATCATTTGCTATGAAGCATGTCAATGTAATTAGACAAGACATGATTAAAGAAATAGCTAGAGGAAACGTAGCAAAAGGTTTAAAGAATGGAGCTAAGCTTTCAGCTTTTTATACATCAATGAATATAGGTGCTGATAAAATGATTGATGCTGTTCTTGGTAGAGATAATACAATGGAAGATACTGTATGGGCAAACTTCTATAGGTCTACAGGCTTCCTTAGCAAGTATGATGTAGACCAAATGGCTAGAGGTGGTGATGTTTATGGATGGGCTGCCGGTATACCAGTACCTCCATTAGACCCTGTTGCTAAAGGTGTTGTTGAGGCTATGCAAATATCAAAGAATTTAGCTAGAGGTAGACGTTGGGATTCAGACATGAAGAAGGCAGGTAAAGACATGTGGCAAAACGTACCTATTATTGGTAGGTTAATGGCTAATTGGTTATACGATTAAAGGAAAATAAAATGGCAAATGGAATGATGAGCGGTGAAGATTTTTCTTGGAACTCTAATACCATCTTTGATAAGATAGGTAGTCAAGAAAAGAGAGAAGAATATTTAACTGAGCTTAGTGGTACTGGTAATAATGAAAGAGAAATGATTGAAATGCTTCGGTCATTAGATAGAGATGAAATGAAATCAATTCTTTATCAGTTACCTGAAGAAGATAAGGATGAGTTTTTAAGTGACTATTATGGTAAGCCTAGAATAGACACACAGAATGTATCTCCAGCACCTGAGATTGCAGTAGAAGGACCTGAAACTGCACCAGTATCTGGCATGATGCCACCCTTAGACCTTAACGCTTCAGTCAACTTTTAAGCATGGGATTTGGTGGACTAATATCTAAGGTAGCTGATGGTTTGTTCAGTTCAATTGTTAAGGATGGTATTCCTTTAGCAAGGTCTGTTGCATCTAATGCTGTTAATAACTTACCGGGTTTCTATGGTGGCGGTTTAGCCAGAGCCAAGGCTGTAGCTAAAGGTGGGTTAACAACTGCTAGTGATATGGCATTAGAACAGTTAAATCCAATCACAAGAAAAACAAGAGAACAGTTTGGTATATCAAGAAGAACACAAAAAGTAGCTCAAAAAACTATTAAAACATTAGAGAGTCCTAAAGTAAAAGAGATAGAAGGTAGAAAAACAGAGTTATTAAAATTAAATAAAAACATAACGAGAGCTACTAATCAAGGCAATGAGGCAAAGGTAGCTGAGCTAACTAAACAAAGAGATGCTATAGTCGTACCTACTTTGGCTGAAAAAGAAATAGCAAGAGAGGCAGGTAAGGAAGCACAAGGTCAGATATCCTATCAGTTTTTACAGAATGAAATGCAGGGAACTCCTTCTAATATTCTTACTGAAAAATTCTTTGAGGAAAATTACTTTGATGTTCTTCCATTAAGCAAAGAAAACTTTAGTGACATGCAATACATTAAAGAATGGGAAACAGGTTTGGTTCCTAACATGGATGATGTAATGTCTACTGCTTTTAATAGAATAGAAAATGCTTGGGGCAAGGATTTAAAAGTTGATGATGCTATTATGTTTATTAAAAAACCTTTTGCTAGTCAAGCATCAGCAAATTTACCTAATGAAATAAATACAAATGCTGTAGTAGATGCTAAAATTAGAAAAGCTTTAATGAAAAAAGGTAGTGGTTTTAATACTGCTAAAGAAATGCAAGACTACTTAACAAAAGAATTAAAGAGTCCACCTAGTTTTGAAATTAAAGATGGAGCCTTATGGTTTGCTGAAAGTTTTAAAAGCTCTGCTAAAGAATTAGGAGGGGTTAATTTACAGACAGCAGTTCTCCCTGATGGTACAGCTATACAATTTATTAGTGATGTCCAAGATTTATTTAAGATGAGGATGCCTGCTGGACAAGATGGACTTAGTGTTACAGCACCAATGTTTAAAAACTATCTAAGAAAAAAACAACCTACTGTAGAAAGTAAAACATACAGAGAAGTACAAAAAGTTTTAAGTAAAGAAAGGTCTGGTTTATTTAATAACACCTCTGAAGCCATGGGTGGTATGAGTTCTAATCAAACAGCTTTGGTTAAAGAGCTTGCTGAATTAAAGCCTGATGCTTTAACACTTGATGAATGGGTTACTTACTTATCTAAAATGGGTATTGGGGCAAGTGTTGTTACCCCAATGGCTAAAGGTTTGTTTACTTCTGAGGAGTAGTTAGCAAGGTCATAAGCTTTACTAGGCTAACTAGTTGTAACTTACTTGCGTTGTTATCTCCACCCATTACACTTCTCTTAGGTAACTGAGGAAGTATCTCTTTTAATTTCTCAACTGGAAAGACAAGACTACATATAAGCTCGTTGTCTATAGTTAAATTGTGAACCCATAGGTCAGCCTCAGTTGCTTCAATGCCACTAGGTTTACCATAGCTTTGACTCTCTATACAGATGTTACCTGTACTGGCCCATCTATCTCTTTCTGTTTTTACTTCACAAGTCTTAGCTCCTGAGAACATATCATCAATATACTGTTCCCATTGCTGTCCAAATGATAAATCAATATCAAACTTTTTTAATTCTTTTATGTCCTTACTGTCATTTAAAGGCATTTCTGCTCCTTATTAGCAAGAAGTGAGCTCCATATCTTCGATTGTGGAGGACTTCTCTATGTTAGTAATACCAAAGGTAGGGGTGGATGAGGTCCTACGTTAATAAGACCTCGTTAAAAATATTATCCAATCCATCCAATCAATAAACCTACTATAACAATACCAAGAAATACTGTTAAGCTTTTATTAGCTAGGATTTCGTTAATCATATCTTTCATTATCACTCCTTTTCTTTAGTTTAACATCTATCTTCTTCAGTATTTTATCTGTTTGTCTTAACAGTCTAGGCACTGACACCTTTTGTTTCCATATCTTAGCCATAAGATTTACAGTGGTCATACCAACCAACCTTTGTGTAAAGCATTTAAGAACATAGCTATGTAAAGTAAGCAACCTGCTGATACAGTACCTACTGCTAGTAAAACTAAGTTATATATTTTTTTCATAGTGACTCCTCTATTATACCACATATTAATCTCCTAATTTAATTATTAAAAGTTGAAGTGTTAAAATAATTACTATTGTTTCTATCATTCTACATCCCTCTCTTCTTCAACTAAATCTACTAATTCACACACACTACCAGTACAGGCTAATGACTTTGTACTTACTGTCATATCTATAAGCTCATACTTGCTAATCAAATCCCAGTCAACAGACTTAGGCATCTTCTTAGCTAAGGCAGTGTACTCTTTCTTAGTACAATCCTCGTAAGGTGCTTGTTGATATGAATGGTCAGAGTGTGGTAAAAAAGAGACACCGGACACTTCATCAAAGTGTTTGTATACCCACGCACCTACGTCCATCCATTCATGTTCTCTTACACTAATGGTTACACTAGGCTTATGTTCACAATAGTATCGTTGATAGGTAAGCCACAGTTCTAGTTGTTCAATAGCAGACCTAGCATTTCTAAGCACTGCTCCATCAGGTGCCTTCATAGGAAAAGAAAAGACTTTAACACTGTTAGGTTTCATTACATCAGCCTCACAAGGTATGCCTTGGTCCTCCATAAGTTGTGCGATAGGGTCTTTAGCATCTGCTCTTACTCTTCTTATGTAGTAGTTGTTGTGTCTAGTATGTATACCACTAGCACTGTCAACTAGCTGACTGACTGTACCACTAGGTTTAATAGCAGTAGTAGCAGTAGACTGTTTAATACCTAGCAAGTCTGCCCAGTATTCATTTGTCTTTACTGTTTCCTTACGCAAGTCAGAAAGAAAATCAGGTAGGCTACGCTTACCATAGTAACCTCTATCTCCTTTACTGTTATTCATAAAGCCATTGTCCATAATACCAGTAAGTGACACACCAAGTAATGCTTCTTCCTCTGTGTTATGTACCCACTTAGGTCTTAATCTTTTGATGTTAGTCAGTGATGCTTGGAAGGTACCTAGTATAGTAGCTATTCTAACCTTACGCATAATATCTTTTTGTGTATCTGGTGCTCTTATTACTACTTCAGTTAGGTTACAGAACTGTCCGTCTCTTAATAGTATTTCACTACAAGGGTTACAACCAAACTCATGGTTAGTATCTCGTCTACCATTCTTGCCTGCTTGTTTAATCGCAGCCTCTCTATTAAAGATACCACGCTCACCGGACTTAGACTCATACAATGAAGTCCATTCCTTCATAAAGATACCAATGTCTGGCTTCTCTGTGTAGCACACACTGTTGTTACTCAGTGCCATCTCTGGTGTATCTGACCACCATTGTCCAGACTTAGCACCACGCATACGCTCATCAGTTAGGTTAGACAAAGACATCAACGCTGACCTACGCACACCACCTACTACTACTACCTCTGCAATCTTACACATCATGCGGTGACACTCATAGCTAGTTAGCTTACGACCTACTGCATCTTTAAATAGATTAGTAGAAAAATTAAAGAGGTCAAGCAAAGGCTCTGGTCCACTAGCTCTACCACCAAAGGTAGAAAGCCTAGCACCCTTAGGTCTTACCTTAGAGAAATCCCACTTAGGCATCTCGCCATCATACAAGTATGTAATTAGTTTACGGAAAGCAGACTGCCATCCTTCCTTAGAATCCTGGACTACTATCACATCCTCTACATCTACTAATGCTTCTGGTACTTCCGGTAGCTTGTTAACAAACTGTCGTTCAACACTAAAGCCTACACCAGTACCATGCATAAGAACAAACAAACATTCATCAAATGCTTTGGGATGGTCGACACTAAGGTAAGCACAGTTGTAACCTGCTATGTGGTTCTTAGCTAAGGCAGGACCTGCGGTCATTAGAGCTCTCATGCTAGGCATAACCTCTAAGTTAAGCACTGCTTTTTCTAACACCTCTCTAGTTTCATGAAGCTAGTCCTTCCTTCTGTTCAGTGTTCTCTTTTAAATGTTCGTGCATGAAATCAAAGTAGCGTGCTACTGTTTCCTTCCATGTTTCTCTACGATTCTTTTCAGGTAGCCATCTTGCATACCTGCTAAGAGCTATAAAGTTTTGGTAATCAGTTGGTAATTTGTTCATCTTCTAGTCCTGTAAATTTATGTATGTTATCAATTAACTTATCTTCAAATCTTTCTAGTAACTCTTCAGGCTCTACTTCGAGCTCCTCACAGAGTAGACAGACATCAAACTCGTTAGCTATTTTTTCTTTAAGTTCATTCAGTAGTAGTGCCATAACGCTTGAGCTCCTTTAGTGTATCTAGTGTGAACCATTTGAATCCTTCTTTCTCACACCACTCACCCATTGTAATCTTAGAGCCTTTCCTAACTTTCTTACTAGCGTTGGTTAAGACAAACACAAGCTCTTGTGAGAACAGTGAATCTCTTATGGCTTTATACTTCTGTGTATCACCTACCCTAAAGTAACCCTTGGCTTCCACTAAAATGTTTCCTTTAGTAAAGTCAGGTATGTACTTACGTTTAGTCACATAAGGTATGTGGTATGGTTCATAGCTCCAATCATCTAACTTCTCACCTATGTTAGCTTCAAATTTGTTTCTATATTTAATGATATTTTTTTTCATCTTCTCTTATAAAAGTAAAATCAAGTTCACTTTCTCCATCCTCAGGTATAAAATCACCCTCAAGTAAGAAGGGTTGCTCAAGACTTTCCAGCATAATTTTAATATTAGATATTAATTCTTCTGGACTGTCACCAGTGGGCATTACAGGGTCGACAGTAAAACTAGACATTGTTCCAGCAGTTTCATAGAACACTTCACGAATAGAACACAGTCCATTCTTATCTATCATACCCCTATATCGCCACTCCATTACTTAGCCTTCTTTGGTTCAGAAATGTTAGATACTTTAGCATGCCTAATTAAACCCTGTAAAAATCTATTGCCTTCTAAGTGTGGGGTTCCAAGAATATCCCATCCATCTGCAAGAGCCTTGTTCATTTCTTTTTCAAAGCTACGACTGTCTGATACAACTAGTTTAAATTCTTTACTCATAATTTCTAATCTCCATTACGTTAGGTTGTTTGTTAACTACAGCTAAAAATCTTGGTCCACTTGAGTAAGCAAAGACTCTCATGTTTGGGTAGCAATGCTTTTTAAACTCACAATAGGAACATCCTATAGGTAACTTCATGTTGCCTGACTTACCATCAGGTACTAGGTCATAACATGGTTCAGGAATTGTATCTAATTCTATCATTGCCTTAACATGTTTGATTCTTTTTACTACATCTTTATCTACTAGGTTAACCTTTGATACTGCTAGGTGTCCGTTTGATTTATCCATGGCTAGGAAGCATGCTTCATCAGCACCTTCAGCCTGACCATAGCCACTGATTTGGTCTATGTAACCAAAGGGGTCATCATACTCTAAGCTATTGTCTTTAAATTTCTTAAAGCCATAGGTTGATGTGGACTTTACATCACACAACAAGCCATCAATCTTACAGTCCATGGAACCTTTGATACCTTCAAGCTCTACTTTCTTTTGTTCATCAGTAACATCATGACCTGATAGTTTTACTAAAGCCAGTAGCATTTCCTCAATCAAGTGACCATAAAGAAACTTAATTAAAGTATGAGCTCTTAGTCTTTCACCCCTGTATTCATTCTTTCTATGTTTATACCATAGCTTTCTATCAGGGTGTCCAATGTTAGACATCCTTAATGTACTAGGACTTCTTGGCTGAGGGTATACCCACTCTCTCATGATTGTTTCCATGTTGGAACCAAAATCTTTAAAGACTTGTTCAGCAGGTACCCTAGCAGGATGACTCTTTGTTTCAGCTAAGTCATATATATCTTGAACTAAATTATCTATGTTCATAAGTTATCTTCCTTTAGTTTTTGCTCAATGTTTTTTTCTATGAACCATCTTGCTTTGCGTAGGTCCTCTATCTGACCATCACCTTTATGTTTGTGAGCATGTCTACATAAATACTTCATAGCAGAAGCAGTAAGGTAATCCATTTCTTGGTCAAGGATAAAATCTATTACCTCTATTTTACCTTGAGTATAGTGTGCAGGCGAGTTAACTATGTCTTGTTCTTCTACAAGAGGTGTCCAATCAGAAGTATTAATCTCTGTTCTTCTAGCACTCGCTTCAATAGCTTTCTTTTGTAAGTCATTGTATGTTGATTTAGTGGGTGTCATGCCAGTTATCTCCTATCTTATAGTCACCATCCAGAGGACAGTTAAGGTTAAATTCAAAGCCTGCTAGTCTAATACTATCAACTGCTATCTTACCAAAGGCAGGTGAGTCAAGCTCTTTAACTTCTGTTTGTATCTCGTCATGTATATTGCCTATGATTTTATACTGAAGGCCCTTAGCTTTGGCTTGGTTATCTAAGTAGACTAATGCCTGCTTCATAACAATAGCACCGGCACCTTGAAGTAAAGTGTTAAGAGCAGAATGTTCAGACCTTACCCATATACGTCTACCATCCAAGCCTACAAGATAGCCACGCTTAGAAGCAGTAGCTACACGCTCTCGTAAAGACTTGAGGGCAGGGGTGTTGTCAAGAAACTTCTGTTTAATTTCTTTACCTACTGTTCTACCGCCACCTACAATAGTACCAATCTTCTCATCACCTGCTCCATAAAGGAAGGCATAGATAAAAGTCTTAGCTTGGTCACGAGTATCAAGACCGGCAGACTTTTGATTAGCAGTGTGTATGTCACCATCTAATATCTCTTTGGTATACTTATCATCATTCATGTAGTGGGCGAGCATGCGTAACTCAAGACCACTAGCATCCATGCCTACTAATCTATAACCCTCTGGTACAGTCCATAACTTGCGACACTCAGCACCATAAGGTGAGTAAGAAGCAGGAACCTGTGCCATGTTAGGCTTACTGTGTGTCATGCGACCAGTCACTGCACCAATAGGATTGACATAGCCACGAACTCGACCATCAATCTCTATGCTTTCTACCCAACTGTTAACCTGTGCTAGACGTTTCTGTAACATAAGATACTCTGCTATCTGTTGTGCTTGTGGTATATCAACACCACTAAGTACACTCTCATTAACAATGACACTGCCCTTCTCTGTAAATTCTTTAGGTTTCCATCCAAAGTGTTGAAGGTACCTACCTATCTGTTGCCTGCTACCTAAGTTAAAGTCTGGGAAAATGTGATAACCCCAGTCACCATCCTCTTTATAATGTGCACCTCTATCTATCTGTGACTGATAGCGTTTAGAAGTAGAGCCATCCTTGTTATATCTTTTCTCACCGGGATGTGGCAATGGAATCCATACAGGCAATGGCTTGAATGTATT